GGGCGCTGGCGGACCATGCGCGCGCGGGTGTTATCGGTGACGAGGTGCATGGTGTGGCGCTCCTGCGATAGGTTCGGTGTGCGGCGCACGCCAGCGGCAGTCTTCGACCATGGGTTTCAGGCGCAGGCAGCGATGCGTCCAGGCGGGAAACTGGTACTCACTTTGCTTGTGCCGGCACGAGCGGCAGCACATGGGAAGTTCGTCGGTCATGGCTGCGCTCCGATGCACCGCCTATACTCGGCCTCGCGGCGATTCACGAGCCCTTGCACCACGCGCCCGCCCGCGCGGTTCCAGCGCAGGATTTCGCGGCAGGCGTCGGGGTAGTCCTCGGCATTCAGCTTCTTGACCAGCGTCGAGCCGCAGAACGCGCCGGGGCCGATGTTGTAGGCCAGCGAGAGGAAGGCGTCGTACTCGTGTTGATGCAGCGGCACCTTGACGCACTGCTTCAACGCCCCCTCGAACTTTTGCACGTCGGCCATCTTGCGCTGCAGTGCGCGCACCGGGTCGATGCTGTCGCCGGGGCGCACGTTCTCGGTCGTGCCGAATCCGATCGTCCAGACGCCCACGATGTCCTGATAGGCGCGGCCGACAAAGCCCTCGTGCGTGGCGATGCCTACCAGCGCCGCAGCCGACAGGCTCAGCGCGGCGACCGCGTTACGCTTGATCGCCATCGGTCTCGCGCTCCATGCGCTCGCGGGCCAGCTTCAGGTGCTGCTGCTTGTAGTACCAGTTCAGCGCGAAGGTCAGGAGCGCAATGCACACACCCGCCACGGCGGCGAACTCATGGGCGCTCAGCCCGAAAATGATGGCCGAACCGCTTGCGGTGTAGGTTGCGGCGGTCGTTGCGGCGGAGTGGGTTGTGCTCATAGGGCGCTCCGTAAGTTCCGATCACAGGCCGAGCTTCGCGCGCTCAGCCCGCCCCCACTGACGCACGCCCTCGACGTGGGCGCCATACTCAGCCAGCGCCGCTTCTTCGCCGGGCTCGAACGCGTATTTCCCCAGCGCGGCCCCAGTGCCGATGCGGGCGAAGTACATCTCGTCTTCGGCGCTGTAGCGCGCGCGGATGCGGTCCTGCATGCGCTCTGCGATGAACGCGCAGTGCGGGCTGGCGATCTTGATCTGCTCGCGCAGCTCCGGGGTAAGCGCAATCGCCTGCACGGTGTCGGCGATCTGCGCCGGCTGCTCGGGCAGCGTGACACCATCGGGCACAGCGACATAGGTCACGCCGTCGAGCGTGCACAGCTCGGTGCAGCGCAGATCCTCGCCGCCAGCCGGGTCAGCCTGGTTGTCGGGCAGCGCGAGCGTGTAGGTGGTCCAGGCGTCGGTAGCTTTGCGGTAGGCAACGATAGAGGTCATGGTCGGTCCTTGCGATGGTGAGCAGGTGGCGAAGCGAGGCCGTGCGCCAGCCTCACGAACATCCGAAGCTGCTCGTGGCGCACATCAAGGTTCGTGAGGCTGGTCTTTTTCTGGTAGCGCTTCTGGCTCTCGACGATGTAGCCATACACGTCGTAAGCGGCGTTGCGGATCTGCAGTGCAAGCCCGTATTTCTCGTGCCTCGGGAAGTGATTGAGGTACGTGTTCAGGAGTTTGGCGAACTCGACGAACCGCCGATCGAGCGTGGCTTCACTGTGCAGGGCCATGGCGTCCTGTCGCTATCGCTCAGGACACCAAGTACGAGGCGGCGCGAAAGCCAGTGGTGCCGCTGGCGTCCGCGCGGCTGTCGTGCAGGACCGCGGCCCAGACGCCGGCAAGCGACGTGTGGGACCAGTTCGCGCCCGAGCGAACGCAAAGCTCGTTGCGCACGTACTGGTAGTAGTAGTCCTGACCGAAGGCATTGGCTCCGACCGACGACATCCCGCCCGCCACAGGGAAGCCCATGCCCGACAGCATCCAGTCATTGCCCGACAGTGCGCCGGACAGGACTTGGTTTGCGCCGTTGCCGAAGCGCTGTGCAAAACCGTTGTTCGGGTAGTCGGTGCGGAAGGCCGGAATCACGCGATCCATGGTCGCGGCGACGCCGGCTGCGCCCCAGTGGTCGGTCGCGAGCGTCGTGCCGCTGGTGTAGTCCGCCATGCGTGCAGCTTTTTTGCTCGCGTACCAGCGCCCCATCGTCACTGACCCGCCGGAGGTGTAGGCGCCAAAAGCCGTGCCATTGCACCCATCGAGCGTGATCGTGTTGGCGTCGACGACGGTGATCTTGTACAGCTTGTCGTTCAACTGCGTCATGCCGCCCACGCCGGTGATCATCACGAAGTCGCCGGTCTCGAAGCCGTGCGCACTCACCGTGAGCGCAACCGGGCTGGCCTGCGTCGCCGCGGTGATGCTCTTGGCGCTGGCGATGCAGGTGATGCCGAGATTGATTTCCCACACCGTGCCGTTCATGTCGGCCACGCCGCAGACCTGGCCGTTGTGCGTGGTTTTTGCGAACGGCACGCCGGAGCCCGCCAGCGGCATGGCCGGATAGCTCGAGGCGCCGGCAGTCGTGAAGGTGACGCCGGCGTCGTTCGCATCCTTGAGCGCGTTGTTGTTGCAGCCCTTCGGGAAGTTGATGGCGCCGGTGGCGTCATACCAGGCGCAGTGGGTTGCGCTGGTAGCGGCCTGACCGTGCGCGAGCGAGAGCAGCGCAAGTTTGGCGGTAATGAAGCGGGAGGCCGGGAAGTGGTTTGCGCTGCGCGTCTTGGCGGCGACGATCGCGCCACGGAAGGCGTTGGTTGCGCCCACCGCAGAAAAGCCCACCTGCCCCGCAGCCGGGCCAGCCACCATCGGCATTGCGTTTTTGATCGAGCTGGCGACGCCGCCGTTGGCCGAGCAAGGGTACTTGTCGACCATCACGCCGGGCTGCAGCTTGCCCGCGTCCCAGTCGGCGCGGTGGCTCATGTAGCCAGCGGCGTTGGCGGCGGCTTCGCTCGGGAAGTAGCTTGCCGGCTGCACCAGGACGCGGTTGACCTCGAGGCCGTTTGCCTCGAGGCCCATGCCGACCTTGAACCAGCACTGCGGAATCCAGACCTCCACCGAACCGTCGGTGAATTGGTAGTTGCCGTAGTTGTCATGGCCGACCGAAAGCGTGCCCGACATCAAGGAATAGCCTGCCAGCAGGACATCTTCGGGGCAGATGCCGACGCCAAAGCCCATCTGCCCCGGCACGCCGATGTCGTTCTCGGTAACGCGCACCCACGCCGAATCAATCTTGCCGTCTGCGGCGGCAATCGGGATCTTGCCGGCGGATGGGGTGAGGCTGGCGGTGCCGCCCGTGACCACGGCGACGGCGTTGGCGGCGGCAGTCTCGGCCGCCTGGCGGGCGACGGCCGCCTCGGCTGCGTCTTCGGCGGCGGCGGCGGCCGATGCGGCGGCGGCAGTTGCACTCAGCGCCGAGGCTGCCGCAGTGGCTTCGGCGAGGCTAGCCTGTTCGGCAGCCAGGGCGGTTTGAGCTGCGCCGTTCGAGGTGGCCTGACTGGCGGCCAATTGCGCGTCGGAGACGGCGGTGTCAAGCGCGCTTTTGCGCACATTGACTGCATCGAGCAGGTTGGTTGTCGCAGTCGTCAGATCCGCGACTTGCTGTTCGAGACTCATCGTTCAGGTTCCTTAGTTGAAGCCGTGGATGTCGGCGATAATGGCCTCCAGGCGCACGACATCGTTGACCACCTGGATCAGTGCGGTTTGGGTGTTGAGTGCGCTGGTTTCAGCGGCGGCGGCGTACCCGGCAGCCTCTTGCGCCTTGGTGGTGGCGACCCCGGCTTGTGTGGTGGCCGTCATCGCACTGGTTTGTGCGCTGGCGTCGGCGGCTTGTGCGGTCTGTGCAGCGACTTGCGCCGCAGCGTTCGAGGCTTCTGCGGCGTTTTCTGCGGTTTCGGCGCGAATCGCGGCAGCATTGGCCTCTGAGGCCCATTGCGCGGCCTCGTTGGACTCTTGGGTGGCGCGGCTTTCTGCAAGCGTGGCGGTGTTGGCATAACCCTGGGCGCTGATTGCAGCGCTCTGTGCCGTGCTGGCGGCGCTCTGCGCGGTGTTGCTGGCCGTGGTCGCCGTGGTCGCTGCCGTACTCGCCGTCTGTGCGTTGGCCGTCGAGGTGTCGGCGGCATCCTGCACGGCCTGGATCGAACCGTAGATCGTCAGCGCATCATTGACGGCGGCTGTGGCTGTCGTGGAGCTGTTGGTGGCCGTCACCGCATCCGCATTGGCAGAAGTCGCAGCATTGACTGCGGTATCGCGGGCAGCAAGCGTCGTGTCTTTGGCCGCCAGGACGACGGCTTGCACATCGGTAACTGCATCGGCCTTGGTCGTGACCTCCACCAGCACCGTGGCAACGTCTTGTGCACGCGCCGTCGAGGCGGTGGCGCTGATCTGACTGGCCGCACTGGCATCCCCCGCCACACCGGCTTGCGTCAGGGCGTCTGTTGCCGCCGTCTGTGCCGTCGTGGCGTGCGTTCCTGCAGTGGCCGCGCTCGATGCGGCAGACGAGGCACTGCCTGCGGCGGCGGTGGAACTTTGGCCGGCGTTGATGGCGCTCGTTGCGGCGGCGCCGGCAGAGCTTGCGGCAGCGCTGGCTTTGTTTGTCGCATCAAGCGCACTTGCAGCCGCACTACTGGCCGAGGCGCTTGCTTGAGTGGCGTAGCCTTGTGCGGCGATTTTCGCCGCTTCTGCGTCTTCCTGTGCGGCCTGTGCGGCAGTCTGTGCGTTCTGCGCGTTGAGCCGATGACCACTGGCCGAGTCGCGCGCCGCTTCAGCGGCAATCTGTGCGGCGACAGCCGGCGCCACGGCCGCTACGGCCGCGTCGATGATGAGCTGAC